GTATCCTCATGCAACTTTTTCTGCAGTTTTGACTCTACATTACTTGAACCATAGACCGTTAAACGGTCAACTCCTTCAGAATACATAAATTAACTCCTTAAATCGTTATTTTTTTTAATTATACCAAAATAATAAAATTTTGTCAAATATAAAAAGCAAGACTTTTGAAGTCTTGCTCATTTTAGGGATACCGAAGGTTAGGGTTGCACAATAGTGCTACCTGTCCCATTGACCGTTACCCAACCATGCTTTTCTCTTGCTTCCGCTTCTTTCATACGAATCAAGTTATCTGTAATAGAGTCGGACTTAACCTTGTTTGCTTTAGCTTCACCCTCCGCTTTAATAACTGCGTTATTAGCTTCGGCTTGAGCTTGGACTTTCTTAGTTTCCGCTTCGACTTTGGCTTTTTCTTGTTCTTGTTTGGCGGTATCGATTTCTTTCTGCTTAACGCTTTCGTTTTTAATTGCCGCTTCAATTTCATCACCTGCGTCTTGGTCGGTAATGGTAAAGGAAACAAACTCTAAATCATAAGACTCAAACTTCTCTTTAAGAGCCTTATCAATCGCTTCATAGACCTCAGTACGCTTATTACCGAGAACATCATAAATGTCATAACTACCTGTGACCGACTCAATCGCACGTTGGACTGCGGGGGATACCACACTATTATTAACATTTTCTAAGGTTGTGTAGTTAGAGAAGACAGTCATGGCTTTCTCTTTATTGACACGGTACTTCACGTCAATATTGGTATTCAACCACTGACCATCTTTGGTCTGGGTTGTAATCTTCTCCATTGTTTTAGTCTGTACCGAAGTCGGTAAGGTATATACCTTATCAATAAAAGGCACAAGGAGGTGATACCCCGTTTGGAGTGTGGTGTCTTGAACACCACCAAAGGCACTCACTTTAACCCCAACAGTATTTGCAGGGATGCGTTTTACTGCGGTTAAACGGAAAAGTCCAAGTAAAACAAGTCCTGTGATAATAGCAATTCCAAGTTTTACTGGTTTAGTTAAATTCATACAATATTTCCTTTTCTAATTATTTAGTAGCAAATCTGAACCATTTGTGAACTGTTTAGAAAGTTCGAGAAGTTCGGACTCTGGGATGTAGGTGATACCCTTACTCTTAATATAAGACCATGTGCGGTTATATTTCTCATCAGGTACAGACAACCAACCATAGTCATTTCTAAAGAATATCTTCAAAATTTGGTCTTGAACCATAAAAATGGTTTGGTCTTTGTTTTTAAAGTTGATACGGAAAGGTTTGTTTTCTTGTACATCTACCATAGTTTAGTCCTCAAATTCTATGACAACAAGTAAGTCTTTTGGTAACTTTAAGTTAGGTAAATCAGTAAGCAAAACCCCTGCTAACACTGGAAACGAATACTTGCTAGGGTCAGCAGTGCAAAACTTCACAAAGTCCATAACTTGACCTAATGTAGTGATATAGCTACTCTCACTGCGTACAATCTCGTTGAAAGCATCAAAGACTTCTTGTTTTTGAGGTTCAAAAGTGAACAATAGTTCTCTTTCGTTCGTATCCAACAACTTATCACATAAACTCAATGGAATTTTCGTGTCTTTGAACTCAGATTGTCTAACATCAGTTACATGTAAGTGAATCAAATCAGTTAGTCTCCAAACCATACCTTTTACCCCTCAAAATCACTGCGAACTTCTTCAACAAAGTCTTCTGAAATTAAACCTTGTTTTAAAGCTTCTTCTACTACAAATTCCTTAACCAAAAGCTCATTTAGTTCATCTAAAGGTAAAGAAACCATTTGTGTTTCTGTCATACTATTTTCCTTTCAATTCATCTTCATAATAAGTTGCAAGTTCTTCCATATAACGTCTAGTCCAACGTTTAATTTTTGCGAGTTGACCTACTGATAGTAAACTAATTTCATATAGAGGAGCTAACGCACTTTTACGTACCCAATCAAAACTCGTATCTGGCCAAATATATCCCTCACAAACAGTTGCGCCACCTAGGGAATAATCCTCTATTTCAACATTTAGTGGACTAATTGAATCAGAATAAATAAAGACTTCTAAGTTTAATTCTTTATCTTTCAACTTCTCATTCAGTAAGGAGTTCAACTCCATAGAGCACCCTTTTAAGTCTTTAGGGTCGCTTTTTACTAATTGTGCTTTTGCCATATTATACCTCTTTTAACTAAAATACTCAGAATCACAAGATACTCCAAGTAAACCTTCTACTAATGTTTTATTAATCAAAGAAAAAGGAAAACCAGACTCAAAATGGGATACCCAAATATCACTAATAACTAAATCCTTAGTAGTGAATTCCTGCAAGAGATTACGTTTTACAAGAGCATGAGGTAACACTTTAAGGTCTACTTGACATCGAATACGTTTCAGTTTCATCCCCTGATGTGAGAACTCAAACACTAATTTATTAGCTTTCACATCCGTCTCAGAATAACCAAATGTAATTTCACCCCTATAACACTCACCAAACCACTTAGATAGTGGACTAGTTTCGTAAATAAGCGTTTCAATAGAAGTAACGGAACAAGACTTTTCAAACTCTTTTAACTTATCAACCTTAGTAGAACAATATAATCGTAAAACCTCTTGATATTGCTCTAATTGTAATAAACGTTGAAGAAGGTCTATAAATTGCTCCTCAGTTTCAATCAGAAAATCATCTCGATCATCTGTTTTGGGTTTATACCCCTTAGGATGAACAGAGGTTTGCAAAAATTCTTTTAAACTAGGCATTAAATCAACCTCCAACCTTATCTGAAACTTCGTATAGCAAACAAATAGACTCGTGGAAGTCATTAGCAGATACCCCACTATCAGCAAATCCTGAAACATTGGCTTGATAGCGAATGTCTAAAACTCTAACATTTGGGCTCTCTGACAACCCCTTATTTGCTTTTTCATCTGCACTGACCCAATTTTCTCTAAAACCAGAGTCCGTTGTAAAAATCTTAATTTGTTGCATCTTTTAAGTCCTTTTCCTTAACCCACTTACCATCTACAACTTGACCTTTTCGGTCTTTAATTTCTTCCCAAGCGTGTTCTACACACTCAGTTAAATCCCAACCGTAGTGCTTTGCAATATGCTTTAAATCTGCAATTACATAACGCAGAACCCAAATACCACTTGCACCAGCATAAATTAAATTGGTTGAAGTTGCAATTTGGTCTAAATGGTAAGACAAACCTTTGAACTCATCTTTATCTATCCACCAATATTCTTCAAAGAAGTCACACTCACCCTTTGAGAACTGCTGCACATAGATAATCAAAGTGACTACAATATCACCCAAAGAGTCTTTTAGCAACTCTAAGTTCCCTCTGTAATAAGCACCAAAAAGTTCTCCGAACTCTTCCATAATCTTGTAGCGTTGGGTTTCATAAGGTAATTTGTCGATACCTCTAACACTAGACCACTCTTCAATTTTGGTAATCAAGAGGGGCATTTCTTTTAGTTCATTTGTAATCATAAACTAAGCTCCGTAAATATAGTCTACAATTTCATTAACCGTTGAAAATTGCAACTCATCTGTTGGATATAACAGCAAAACATCTGCTAGAGGAGTTGAGTGATCCACACAATAATACTTAATTGTGTTTGTTTTGAAGTCTACTCTGAAAATTTCCTTAACATGATTCGCTTTTAACCGCTCAAAATACAATTTCCACTTTGTTTTACGTGCAATACGCTCATAACCCGTGTCCATGTATTCTGACAACTCTTTAATTAAATCTTGCATCATGATTTTTACCACCTTTTAATTATTTCTGTTCCTTATTTTTAATCAAATCAGCGTTTTCATAAAGGTTCCCCACAATCGTAAAATCATCTGACAACTGTAGAAAATCACTCAATACTCTCATATTATCTTCATAGATAGAAGACCACAAAGCTGATTCCTCCAATAAACCATATTTGCTCTTTGTTAGTAAGAACTCGAAACCGTTAAACTCCAAAGCAAAGTAGTTCTCAATCTGAGTTTCACCATAAGCTTCGTCTTGGTTTTCACAAAAACCACCATCACTAAAGTACACTGTATCAGCAACTTTAATAATAGCCCCTGCAAATAGAGGTTGACCTTTAGAGTCTACGAAAGGAGTCTGAGGTAAGAGGATACCCTCAGACAGTGGGATGAACCGTTTAAATTCATCTTCATGTACTGGATATATTTCTCCTTGTACATAATCAATTCCTGCTACTTGGAACATCTGCTTTGTTTTGGTGTCCCAAACTTTGTAATTCATTGTTTCGTTCATAAATACATTTACTTCCCTTTTAAAGCTTTATAAAACAAACCTACCAAAACCTCTTTCTCTTGGTTTTCTAAGAACCAGTACAAGTCCAAATCAGAGTCAATCGGAAACTCGTCCAAAGAGCGCGTACCGTTTACAACTTCTACTAGTTCCGAAACAGAAACCTTGTAATGGTTTGAGTCTCTATGACCTATATAGTCATTGTAAAGAAAAACTGTTCCTGTCTCGAAATCATACTGATAGTTATTAACTCCTTGTTTTACAAAGACTCCACGAAATTGCTTGCGTAGTTCAGACTCAAACTTTATTAACTCATGTAAACCAACTATCGTATAAGAATCTGGGTAAGTTGGTAAATCTCTCAGAGCAAAGTCGGTTAACTGACCCTCTGTATGTAATTTTTGCAGTTGTTTCAAATTGAGTTTCATCTTAGTTTTCCTCTAACAAATCTTTATTTTGATAAATATTACCAACCACTCTCACATTAAGCCGTTGGTTTCCTAATAGTAAATCTTCAAGTTCTACTGTAAAGCGATTCGTAATGTTTAAACCTAAGTCTGAACGTTCTACGATACCGAGAGAGTAATACGTATCTTCTGTTTGAGGGTTATAATCTTCAAACTGGACAATATCACCTTCAAAAATCTCAACCTTATCCTCAGAACTGTCGAACACGTGGAAAGACTGCATGACATTATTAGGAGACAAAAGCTTTGCAATCAGCAAAGGTTTATCTGTTAAAGGAGATACTGCTTCATAAAGGTCTCCACTACGGTGTCGGCTTATATAATGGTCTGGAACCATTAACTGAAGTTCTTCATCCCACACTCTTATTTTCGGTACAGTCATATTATTTTACCTCACTTAACAAAGCTTGCAAACTATAGACAATGTTATCATTTACCATTTTCTTAATGGCAGTTGGGAACAAATGCTTCAATTCACCACGCTCTAAATTATCTTTGCAAACAAGCTCCAAAGGAGAGATACCCCAAAGGTGTTTAGATTTGAGTTTTAACAACAAATCTAACGAAGACTTGTAGTAAACATAAGTATTTCGTTTTTCTACCGCTTCTTTTGCATATTGTAAGTGATCTAAAGCTTCTTCATAATCATGTCGTTGAAACGTGTTGAGTTTAAGACCTTCTATAAGTTTCTTAATTAAGTCAATGTCCAAATCATTTAGTGTAAACTGAACCACCTCAACAGATGAGCTAGTTAAGTCAATACCCTCAGAAATAACTTGTTTCAAAGATAGTGCGTTTGTAGACTTAGAGTCTTCAGTGGGTAAATACAAGAGAGTTTGACCTAAATACTTATAGCTACCCCAATTTAATTCAACACTATGTGTACGACCAAATTTCTCAAAGTAATGACGAACAAAGTCTTGCAAAGTCAAACTATTTGCACCATTCAAAGCATGAGAAATTAAGTCTTTGAAAACCTCGGTGGAGATACCGAAGCCTTTATCTCTATCATCACCATAAGAGTCATAAGTACCTATCTCCTGTGGTTTAATGGTCATCTTCAAATCAATAGCTTTACCCTCAACCTCAGTTGAAATCTCAATCAAAATCTCACAAATGTTTGTGCGATTGTCTGAAAACGTTCCTTGAAATTCATGCACTTCATGCACTGTATCAGTAATGTTCTCAATCGTGAAGTCTTTAAATGTAACAATAGACATCGTGTTTTTCTCCGTATTCTTAAGTATGTCTTATTATAACACAAATAAAAGAATAAGTCAAGCACTAAACGACTTGACCTACGCCCATAACAAGTAAAAGCAAAATAAAGGATACCGAAAGTAAGATAATTATACCGTTTAAAAACCACTGTACAATCTTTTTCTTTTCTGCTTTGGTTGGTGCATGTCTAAATAACTTCCAACAAATACAAGACCAACTTACAAAAAGTAGAATCAACAAACCGATAAAAACATAAAGGTGTTGATCCATGAAACTTAAAAAAGTGTGTGCATAGTGTTTGAGGGTGTTCCAGAGTTGTGTATAGCTCATGAGTACAGTTTTTCTAAATCATAGTTAGAGAGTAAGCTTAACTGAAAACTATCTAAAGTTTCCAATAAACTAGTGTTTACTTCAAGGTCGAACCATTCACCCTGTATGTTCACTTTATAGGTATAAGAACTGTGAGACCTATACCGTTTATTCAACAAATAAATTAAGCGAAGAAACAACAAACCATAATGTTGATCTAACCAGATCCAAAAGGAGCGCTCAATTAAACGGTGATTAGATTCTTGTATATTACCCCAAAACCTCATTTCCTTATTTGTGATAGAAACCTCAATCGCCAAGGTACCTGTATCTTCAAATTCGTAAACGAATTTAAGCTCATCACCTAACTTGTGGTTACTATCGAAATATTGGATACCAAGGAAAGTTAAAACCTCTTCTAGTGTAGCTTCCCTCATCAAATAAGTAAGGTCTTTGTCTAGCTTTTGTAATGTTTTTAGTGTCATGAACTTCCCCTTAAATTAAAACTTTTAAACCCTTGTGAGCATAAAGATACCCCAGCAGACTGGTTTGAGTTGCAACCTCAATTAAAGGGTTATCTAACCAGTGAGACACAGAATCTTTTCCATAGGTCTTCTGAGTATAAGTCAATAATCGAAGTGATTTTAGAAAATCTACTAACCGAATAGAAGAATCCTCTACTAGAATAACTTTCTGCTCTTTTCTAAGTCGGTCTTTAATGAAATCTAACTGATTTAAGTTCAACTCAGGTAACTCAGAATTAAAGACATAGTATTCTTTATAAGTTTCAATCTTCTGTTTCAACTCAGAATAACTACTTATTTTAGAGAAAATATACTGAATCAAGTCTTCTAAATCTTTAGTGCGAGTTGAGAAGAGTTTCATAATTGCTAAATCTTCATAAGACAAAATCTTAACTATTAAATTCTTAAACCTGTTTAGCTCTAAAGCACTATACTCATCAATACCATACAAAGCAAAGAAGGTCTTTACATTGTTTGAGAACCCCAAACTCGCTAAATAATCTTTCGGTAAATAATCGAGAGAGCCAAGGTAATCAATATCAGAGGTTAATCTTGACTCTCCTAACAAAGCAAGTGCAGAACCTCCTACAATAAGCACATCAACTTTTGAGGATACCCCTTCTGACTTTAAATCTAATTCTCTCAATCGAGCTAAAATATCAGATTTGTTTAAAAACAATATTAGACCCTCCTACTCATCTTTTTGCTCAAACCACCCACCGAGAGCCATCTGTATGTTCAGCCAAACTTTATGTGGTAGTTCTTCTTCGCTCGTATCGGCAGAATATGTTCCAGTTTCAAAAGCAGAAATCAACTCAGTTAATTCTCGATACCGCACCTTGTCTGCCATGAAGAGCCTCTGAGCCTTTAGAAACTCAATTACTCTCTTGTCTTTCTCACTTAGCATTTAAATCCTCTTATTTTGCTTTCTATCAAATTTTTTATCTGAGAGGTAGAAATTATCGACCTCAACTTTAAAATCGAAACTGGGGCAATCTGGGACTTCTGAGAGTGCTTTGAGAGTTTTATCTCAATTTACGAAAAAGAGCAGACAACTATCTGCTTTCTTTTTGTCCAAACTGCTATCTGGAAATGAAGACTTGAGGAGTCGAACCTCAAACCTAGACCAACTGCGATTGAAGCAACAGTTCTCTAATCTCCGCCTTCTCCTTAGTGCTGCTAAAGAGAAGAAATTATGAAACATCACAAATCTACATCTGGAAAAGGTGTTGCTAAAGACAAGTAATAGTCAAATAAAAAACCTTTCTTTATATAAATTTGTCAGCATAAAGTAATCAGCTCTATACTATATTTAGTTTACCACACTAAGTAAGTTTTGTCAATAGAAAATTAGCTAAATCAAAAACTTCATTGAAAAAGTAAGTTTCTATAGCTAAAAAGGCAGTTTTAGGGAAAACCTTTATTAAAACTCATCATAGTGTAGACCTCTAAGGTAAGTTTCTAATTCATCCTCATTCTTTTCTTGGAAATATTCCCGTTCCTCACTTGTAGCCTTACCTTTATCTACTCTCTGACCTAGACGACCAAACCTATCAGAGTAATATAGCATAGTATTGTTCTCAGTAACTCTACCTATCTCCCTCTCAACCATAGTATTAGGTTCTGGCAAGCAGTTGAAACAAACCCAATATCGAGGGTTAAGATGAGGATTGAAAGTATAACATCTTGTGCCTTTTGGAATAACTGCTTCACAATCTTTACAAACTCTGTCTGCTTTTATTTTGACAACTTTACAATTTGAAGTTGGATTTTCAAGAGTGACTTCATTTTGCTCAACAATCTTATCAGAGAAGTAACGAACACCTACTGTTTGTGTATTATATAACTTGACCATAGTTAAATTACCTCCACGTCAATAAATGGACGAACACAAACTTGAGTGTTAATCGTAGACTCTGAAGTATAAGGCAAAACCTCCAATGAGGACACCCAAGCGGAGTTGGGAAGTTCTACATAATTAGAACAAGACAACCAATCCAAAACCTTACTTAATTCATGCAAATGTTCTAACTTCTCCGCATAAACTCGTTTTCCTGCGCCTTTATTCGTAATAAAGACTTCTTCAATCGGAGTTCTTAATTTAACCGAGGTAATTTGAGGAATAGGTTGCTCAAATCTAAGAACATCACTGCCCTCAAACTTCTCCGGGAAACCCCAATAACCAGTCAAGCATGCTAAATCAAAACCATCTTCAAAACTGTACCAAACGTGAGACAACAATTTGATTGCATCACGTGTGGATACCGAATATAGCATAGGGAAATCTGCGTAGTGGCTAGTAATCACTCCTAGTTCTACTTCTCCTCTATCCTTTACTACAATTTTAAGTTTGTCCTCTGAAATAGAAACCTCTATAATATCAAAGAAAAATTGTTGTAAATACTGTTTTAAACTGTTAGACAAAGCATTTGGATTGCACTTTCGTATAAGGTGCTTATACTCATCTACAGTTGTTTGCGAACCAAATTGAGCTAAGTACCTAAGGTAATCATGTTTTATTTTCTTATCAAATCTCATTTTCTATACTTCTTTCCACTTTGATTTTTTTTCTTAATTATACCATAAAAACCTTGAAAAATCAAGGTTTTAGTTAATTTACTTCAACTGTAGGTAAAATTTCGGAAATAAAATAATTCAAGTGAAAATATGTAGTGTCCGTAGATGATGTTAAATCTAGTTTAGATAAAGTTTGAAAAGACACAAACTCAAAAAACTGAACCTCAAAATCTGTATCTACCCCATATAAACATAACGAGTTTAAGTCAGACACCTCAACAAAACAAATTGCAACTGGTTGAAGTTTATCTTTACTGATATAAAGACCTGAAACTGTTATATCTGCAAAAGAAACAGACAAACCTAACTCTTCTTTTACCTCAATTTGAACTGCAGAGCGCAAACAATCAGATGATTTTAGGTCAGTTAAAGTAACTCCACCCGTAACTGATACCCCAACTGAGTTTGGGCTTAGAGAAACAGTATCACTTCGGTTAACCAACAATACTGAGTTTGAGTCATATATCAAAATGCTTACCGCTATTGCATTCGCTAAATAAGAGCAAGTAAGGTAATTTTCAAAAGCGTCTGAGGTTATCTCTGTGGGTGCTGCCAATAAATTACTTGTCAGAAAAGAATAAAAGTCTAAAGGTGAACAAGATAAGGAAACAAAACCATCTTCACGTTGAACTAAATTCTCTAACCTAACAGTAGAACCATTAAAGGCAGTTGGGTATTGGGTGGAAATCCAATCTTGTTGAAACTCACTAGAGAAGTAAGGAGTATAAGTAGAAGGTACACGTGAAATTGAATAATCTTCTTGAAAAGGAATAAACAACTTAATACCCTCTCACTACTACAACTGTTGCATCATCTAACTTAACTGAACTCTCTAAATGTAAGTTTTGAATTTTAGAGAGTGTTCGACTTACTGAACCAAACTTAGAATAAAAATTGTAAAAACCATCTGTCATAAACATTAGCTCTTGACCGTTATAAGGGAAAAAACCTTGGTTACTCAAATAAACACACTCTGGGTCAAGACTCCCAATTCGATACCCTTGAGGATGATTAGCTAAGTAGCGAGTTCGTTTATAAACTTCTTTAAGTTCAACCTCTAAGTTAGGAACTTGGAGAGTTTTTAATTGTGCAATTTCTTCTCTGTTTGCTTGTACAAAAGGCACAAAAGAAAAATCCGTAATTATATCTACTTGATCACAAATTAAGTAACAATCTCCTAAGTAGATATATTCAAATAAATCCCCAACAAAACGACCAAACATAAAGGCAAAGGTTGGTAACTCTGAATAATTATAATCTGAATTAGAAGTTAAATAAGTATCTCTCACTTGCGAAATTGCAGAAGCTAAAATGTCTTTCAACCCTCTATAATCTTTACATTCTTTAGGTAAAACTTCATTTAAAGTCTGCATGACTTGAGATACCGAGAATCCATGTCTACTAGGTGTATCAAATAAATCTGTAGCACCGTCCATAACCCAAACATAGTTCTTATAAACGTTGTAAATGTCTTCGTTATCGTGGTTTGTACCTTCAATAGACTGACTCATTAGGTTCTTTATCATCTTTCGTCCTACCTTCGTATTTCTATATTCTAAACTAAGTATAGCATAAAAACCTTGAAAAATTAAGGTTCTACTGGGGATACCAAAGAAGTATTTTCTCCTTGTTCTTCCAAGTGTAAAATTAACTCAATCACCTCATCTATCGCAGATTGAGGTAACCAAGATTCTAAATCCAAAATGGACCCATCTAAAACAAAATATCTAACCATATCTTTTACCACAATCTACTGTATATCTGTGCTGCAAACTTATTAGTTTCTCCCACAACAGAATCTAATAAAGGTGCATCATACTTGTAACTATATAAAGGTATAAAAGAATCTCTATTATCAAAGCTAATCAAAATAGAATAACCCTCATCTAAACTTAAACGCTCACCTATATAAATATTTTCAATCTTAGAAAATTCTTTACTTAAGTTTTTAACAATGCGACTTAACTTACTAATATTTGCTTTTAGTTCAGGATATAAAAGATAAATTAAAGACTCTAAGAACTTCTCCATCTTCTCATCATCTTTATAATAATCGTATTCTCTTTCTTGTTCAAGAACTTCCTCTGTAAATAAGATACCGTTATCTCGTAACGCATGCGATAAAGAATTGTTTATTTTAGCTAACTCTACTGACAAAACTTGTCCATTTACTTCAACTGTATAACGTTTATAAATCATGTTAATAACCTCTACTATTTCTATCTAACCTTAGTTTACCATAACCCTCTACTGTTATCAATGGTCGGAATTAACATAAAAATGCGAAAGAATACCCCTTTCGCACAACACTTGATAAGGTTTAAAGTCTCTTACCGTAACTCAAAAGGAATAACTTTGAGATTGATTTTAGAATTTTACAATTCAAGGTCTTACGGTTAACCTACTCCACCTTAACTCATACTATTTCAACTTTAAAAGCCACGCAATAACATTTGTCATTAAAGCTTCTACTTAACACCACCTTACAGGGAAATGCTAACTTGTCTTGCAGTTAATACATTTGTATAAGGTTGAATGTTCAAATAACTTATACGGTGTCTTTGTAACCTTGTCCACGTCTTGCAATTACAAATGAAGCTCCGACATGGATATTTAGCTTCATTTGTGGACAATATTTCTGTTTTGCAATCCAACTTGTCCAAGATGGATTGACTTTCCTAATAAATACTTTATTTCTATAAGCAATAGATTCTACCAAGTCAACAAACTGACTGTATGCAAGAGAGTGTAACATCTCATTATACTTCTTACCTTGTTTTGTTTCAGTTTTAGCTTTCTTGGTATTAAAGTTTAAGTTTTCAATACATACATCTTTACCTTTAGCTAAAGCTAAATCTACAACCTTAGATACAACTTGTTGTAAATCAGTTCTAGTTTTGTTTCCTGACTTAAACCGATATGGTAAAAACTGAGTTTGAACTAAATGACCATGATGATTAGTTTCAGACAAGGTAATAAAACCTTTGTTGAAATCTAAACCTATAGTACCGTAAGTTGAACGTGTGAGGAAATCCTCAGATTCAAGTCGTACTTCAAAAGTACAGTAAAGATAATATCTACCATTTCGCTTAATAATTTTAAAGCTAAGAGGACTGTTTTTATCTTTAAGGATACGAATTATCTTATCCTTATGATGTCTGAAATAAACTTTACCAAAAGTATAACGAGCTGAACCCTCCAAGTGTTTAAAACCACCGAAGTCTTTCCTCAATTTAAGTTCAAATTGGTTGACTTTAGAATTGTACCTCAGCTGAAGTTGTAAATTACAACAAGTCTCGTCCTTTCCACCTACAAAAGACATCTGACTATCTCTATGTTCTACAAACTCAGTATAGTCTCTCTGCAGTAAGTGTTTTGTACCAAAACACAACTTGAAACTAGAAGTCTCAATCTGATAAGTTAAATTAGCTAGTTTCTGTTTTAAACGATTTAACTTTTGTTTCTTGGCAACTATTTTTCTTCTTAAATTTTGTTGAGAAATCAAAGATACAGGAAGACCTAACTTCAACATAGTTGAATTATCATCTCGTTTTTGCTCTAGTTTTGGAATAACACTTGTTTCCAAATGTTTTATTTTTAACTCTAACTGAGTTTTCTCATAAATTTTTAATTCTTTAAGTGCATTTAAGTGACCTTGAGCATCTAAGATAATGGAATTAGCAGTCCTTCGCGTGATACCGTATGAGTTTTGTAAATAAGTGTTAAAACTAGATTTGTTAAAATCGTTTGAGTTTTTGATAACATAGAAAGTTTCACGCACTGCTTTAGCGTAAGCCTGACGAGCAATTTCTACATATTCAATTAAATCTTTGTTATTTTGCCAGTGTAACTGTGCAATTACAGTGTACTTACGTTTACGCACGTATAATCCTTTCTATTAAACCTGTGGGTAGTCTAAAAACTTTATAACGCTTAAGCATACTCAAAGTAACACTTTAATGTGACGTGTCGGACTCGAACCGACTAACACTTGTGCCACAAACAAGCGGCTCACCACATTGCCTTACGTCACCACAATAAAAATGATGTAGCTGACTGGTACAGCGCTCATCCCAGTCACTTGCGCCAAACGAATCCTCATCCAGACTACATCGTAACAACATATCTTCCCAACAGCGAGGATGGTATGTTGTCACCAAGTATACTTGGGGAAGAAAGAACCCAATATCACTGTTTCTCACCAGTGAATCAGTTTCTCTCCATAATCCCATGCCGATTAACGGATTCGAACCACTGACCCTCTGATTACAAATCAGATGCTCTACCAACTGAGCTAAATCGGCATACTAAGTTTGTGGTCAAGCACTTAGAAAACTTGTCAAATGTTCCCACCTCATTTGAAGAAACTACTCTACGGTTAACCAATCTCATAAGGTTCCGAGTATCTTGGGTTTATGTAGTTTTTATTCAGGAACTCCCATCCAAAGACCTTCTACCAAAGCCTCTCTCCGTCGGGCATTGAGCATACCCAGTTGACTTTGTTACTGCATTACTTTGTAGTAGTCAACCTAGAGTTTCTTTTTTGGGCTTTAAAGAAACTTAAACCTCAATTTTGTGTAGCAGAAGAGAAGTGCGCAAAGCCCTTCTTTTGCACCAACCACCGAGTGTAATTGGACTACACTATTTATAAGGAGAACTAAACCCTCCAAAAATTGCTCTTTACTGAAATGCTAGAGCGAGCGTATCAGTATTTAAGTTTCTTGGTTTTTTACTTAAGGGGTCAAGGGGTGGAAACGACAGACCGCTGCCAAACTTGCGCCTTGCATCCACCTAGTTTTAATGTACACTCAACTAGGATTACCACCTGAGTTTTATGACTTCATTGGGTTATTGGTCACGTATAAAAGGTATTTACTTATATCTTCAACCTTGTAAATGTGTTCTCCCCTAAAAGTTATTTTGACAAAGCAGGGAACAAGCAGTTAGAAGTTCTTAACACGTTTTCCATAAATGACTATATTAGACAGGGAGCCATGTTATATCAGATTTACAAATAAAATACAAGTAAATTCGGTTTTAAACCCTCACCCGCGGTGTACACCGAAAACCCTAATCAGAAGCTCGTCTAAGATACCGTGAGGTAGCACCTTAAAGTCAACGCTCATTTAACGTCCAAAAGACGAAACAGTTTAATTGTCTTGCTTAGGACAATCTTTTGCCAACTTTATGTATCTAAGTACAAAGGTATGGTATCACCTAGAGCAGTTAAGGTGTCTTACTCAAGACTATTTGTTGCCAACTTTACAAGCAAAGCTTGACGGTATGGTATCACCGTTGGTTTAACGTTTTACCTAACGAAACAGTTTAGTTGTTTTGTTTAGAACACCACAACCCCTTCAAACGCTTGTTCTACTTCGGGGTTGCTCAATCCAACATATCGCTACTATGTTGGTGATTGCAGAGACAGGACTCGAACCTGCGACCTCAAGGGTATGAACCTTGCGAGCTACCGCTGCTACTACTCTGCTATAAACTAAGTTAGACATGGCAATGTCTAACTTAAACCATTCACCCTTATAAGAAAGGAGGACTTTTGCTTAGAAACTTCTAAAACTAAGCAATGGAAAGAGAGGGATTCGAACCCCCGAACCCGAAGGAGCGGATTTACAGTCCGCCGCGTTTAACCTCTTCGCTACCCTTCCAAAACTACGCTGAATTTAATCAGCGCAGATTATCAATAATAGTAATAATACCCGTTATATAGATACATTGGGTAACCCCAGGCATCTGTATAATCATGCCAATAACCATAATAGTCGTAGTAACCATAATAAATCGGTTCACCACTATAGTCAGTTTCATAAGGATACTGCTTTGTATAGGTACTCAAGATAGGGTCATGAGTATTACCCATAGCTTGATTATCCTCAGCATACAAAGGTTTTTCAGTTTCCTTTGGTTTCACAGTAGAAAAAGTACGAACTGGGGGTAAATGACTACCACCCATAACTTCACCTTCATCTGCGGATACCGAAATGAAGCTGAACACAGAAAGAACTGCAATCAGGGAAATAACTAATCGTTTCATGTTAGCTACCTTTCTAAATTTAACTAAAATATCAAAACAAAATTTGATATAATGTCGAATATAGGATTCGAACCTAATTTTTGCACCACTAGCACATTCGACACATAAACGTGTAACTCACATTTATAAACCAACAAACGGTCTCGAAGGGAATTGAACCCTCGATCTCTGCCGTGACAAGGCAGCGCGATAACCACTACGCTACGAGACCAAAATTCTTAGTTATGAGGTTCAACATCACCATCAAGTTCCTCAACTAAATGCAATTTAGAAGTGTCAATACCTCTTGTTTCTAAAGCACTTAATAAATCATCTAGCAACATCTCATACATGTAAAACACCTCTAAACTAATGTAATAGGACGGACTTGAACCGACTTCCCTAAGACTGACGTCACTTGTCTTTGCTACATCACCCACCAAATGCTTCTATCACTTAACAAAAAATTAAAAACCACCGAGAACTAAACATTCTTCCAAAGGTCTAAGAACGAGGTTTTGAAATTTAAGAAAATCCGGATACCCTAAACTATCTCTATAATGTAGCAACTGTCTTGAGAAGTAAAACTCTGTACCGTTGTAGTAAACATTACCAAGATATTCTCCAGTATGTCGATTACGCACCATAACTGCTTTAGTACCTACTACAAAATATAGGTCTTTAACTCTAGTTCTATGTTGGATAATCAAGCGTCTAAGACTTACTGGTAATAGTTTTCTGACTCGTTTCATTCTACTTCTCCTTTCTTTTTGATAAATAATATGACTTCGGAGGGAGTCCCACCCACGACACCTGCGCTTGGTGTATTGTAAACATCAAAGCCACGTGTGTTTTTAATTCTGATAACTAACTAGACCTTTGTCCAAGGCTTGCAACACACAAAACACCGTAAATCCACTAATGCATCTATACCCCTACACAAGAGGTAAGACCATTAGCGCAACTTTCAACTCGTGCACAAGTTGGAGGGCTGGCTGTCGCCCTTGTCGTTGCCGACAATACACCATACGGGATTCGAACCCGTGTTACTGCCGTGAAAAGGCAGTGTCTTAACCCCTTGACCAATGGTGCTTAAGGAGGGCAGGTCTCTGTTTTCCAACAGACGGATTTGGATGCACTGATCGACCGTATACTTTTATTTGGGCAGCCCACTTTTCCCTTGTAGACAAATATGTGCAGATGTTTGTAGTCATTACTGCTCAGTTAAATCTATCTACTGCAAAAACTTAACTTCTATGTTTTATATTATAACACACTTAATTATATTTGTCAACAAGTTTTCTTAAAAAGTTTATTTTAGTGGGAAAACTTTAAAATTTATGAGAAATTAGAGAGCTTTTCGGTATCCTTGCAACAACTTAATTTCTCTTTCGTACTCACGCTAAAGTCTTAAACGCTCCGACTTAGTTTCTTCAGTCATAGGAATTTCAGAAAGCAATGAAGCATAATTATGAGTAAACAACTCATAGGTATCATTGAAGTCTACAATGTTAAACCAAAGAAACTTAACCCCAGTTGGAGTTGTTTTAGTGTTTAAAGTTAGTTGAATCCCACAGTTTAGAATCTCATTTAAAGGGTTTGAAGCAAGTTGCTCAAAAGTGAATCCCATACGTTCATTTTCATTGCTCTGAGTAGTCTTATATTCCCCAGACAAAGGACTAAATGTAGAAAACTCTAACAAAGAAATCCTATCAGACTTAGGTTGATACCCATAGTTCTCAAAAATCTTTAATAACCTAGTGTAGCTCTTAGGGAGTGAAAAGTAACGAACTGTATCACTATATAAAAAAGTAGAACCCTCACTCAACCTAAGTAACTTCATAACAAAACTCCTTAAAAATCTTTATTTAATATAGTATATCAAATAAATCTAAGAATTATAAGTATAAAAATAAGTAAACCAACTAGGATTTACTTACAACACTTCGCTTGAGGATTCATATTCTTTTAAAAGTTCATCTAAATCATAGTTTGGAATATCTAACTGATCAGACTTATTTCTTAAAATAATCTTCCCATCTTCAAAAATAAACTCTACCTCATTACCCTCAGACAAATTTAAGTTTTCTAAAACTGTAGTTGGTAGAAGGATACCTTTACTGTTTCCCCATTTAGTAACCTTTTTAGTTCCTAAACCGCATCGATAATGTTCTTTAACCATTTACTACTTACCTCATATATTTTGCAATTAACTCACTCTGAGAAAGAGTTAAGAAGAGTGGCATATAACCCATTAGATTCTTTAATGCGAGCATTTAATAAAAACTTGTCCTCTGGGAAAATATCTAACCAATCTAAATCTGTGATATACAATCCAGTTTCTAGGTAGATTTGATTAGATATTTCACCAAGAATATTACTTAATCTTTCAACCTCATGAGGTTGAAATAAACCTAAACCACAAATAGAACCCCTATCAGACAAGACATAGTAATTTGGATTAACTGCAACTTCAACTGCACAATTATATTTAGATAAAACTTCTTTAGCTAAAGTTTTCGTAAGAAATGACATTCTCTCCACCTCATTCTTTAGTACTTTATACAACCTAAATTAAATCTAGTCCGTTTTACTTATCTTGTCATAAAATTCATTTGAAATCTTATCAATCATTTTAGGGAAAAAGGATACCTAGAAGTATTCAAGCGAGATATATGTAGAAACATCTCGCAGTAACAGTTGCTTGTATTTCTCAGTTGTTACAGGAAACCCACTTAGAATAAAAGTAATTAAACTTATCAACAAGAAACCACTGCAAATAAACCCAGTAACAATAAAAAGATAGAATAAAATGTAAAGCCACAAAAGACCACTATCTAACATTGTTACATAGTTGTTTTGCAGTGTATTCGTTAAATACGAGAAACCTATAAACAATAATAAATCAGCTATTAAAGGCAATACCAAATGCTTAAATGCTATTCTTCTAAAAGACTTATTCATAATAAATCCTACAATTCTTTACAATTTAGGTTTATCATCAAGCTTTACCTATTAACGAACTTCCAACCAATCTTCTAACCACCACCAAGTAATCCCTTTACGAAATTCAACTTCATACAAAACATCGCCATAATAGGTGTCAGCGTTGATAACTTTACCTACACGTCCCTCAAAAGGTCTCATATCATCACTCCAAATATTAACACCTTGTTTGCGTTGACTTGCAGTTAAACGTTTAACTTTCACTTTAGTTCCAATCTCTAACATATCCAAAAACCTCTTCATTTAGTTTATTTTATGGAGCCGGTGGGAGTCGAACCCACGTCCAAACGACCTTTCCAATCAACCCTATTGCGCACTGCTACGTTTTAACATTCGACTTTTAAGAAACGTACAAAACTAAAAGTTATATCTCTATTTAACAAACTAAGTTGAGAAACCTTAGTTGCGAGTACCGAGGTTTATAGCAACTGAAAGATACCGGTACTTATCTTAGTTGCTCGTCTATTTGACTTTTTACTTGTGTTCGTACTAACTACTAAACCCTAAGGCTTAGGCAGCTACACGAACTGGTGCATTGTTATTTGCAGTTATATTTAATTTAGTGATTACGTCACTACTCGGTGCGAGGTTAAAAAGTCCAATCGCCTGTCGAATCCAAGCGACCCCTCAATTAAGATAATTTTATTATATCAGAAACAAGGTGAGATGTCAAGACATAATCTTACTATTTTCAGCTTTTATAGGTGTTTTGCGAATAAAAGCAAACCAAATAAACCTGCAAACCACAAGCAGAATAAAGATACCGCTTGCAACCATAACTTACTGTTTAGTTCTGACTGATTAAATATAGTTGAAACATGAGAGATTAAATCAATCGGAAAACTGTACTCAGTAGCAACAAACAAAGTAAATACAAAAAGAAAGCATAAACCTATGTAAACTTTTAAAAACTTAATTTTCATCTAAAACCTCTAGTTATTAAGCTATCGTCCGTTGAGACAAGAACGAAAGGAGTTCTTCTGCGGTTTGAAGTTCCATCATCTCTTTAAACTCACCTTCATCAGCAATTAAAGATTCAAAGTTCATACCTTTTGTTGGGTCATAAAAAGTTATGGTTAGACTATTACATTCATCTACTCTAATCTGAGCCAGACACCTCGTACTCATAACACATGTCTCCAAGTACAAACTCTAAATGTTGCCGTAACTTGTTTAAACTAGAAGAAAGCTCATTATGTAGCTTCATCATTTTGTTGTAGGTTAGCATTTTTGTGGACACCCTTTCCTTAGATATAAAAAAGTTTACCAGCAAGAGGTTATACCAGTAAACGGGAACATTATGTGATTTATATAGCGGTTCATAGCCTTGAGAATCTTAACTCTAGAAAATAAAACTCTCAATAACATTCTTGACCTCTGTCCACTCGCACCGCTACGAAATTTTTACGGAGAATAAGGGATTCGAACCCTTGCGCCAGTTACCCGACCTAACGATTTAGCAAACCGTCCTCTTCAGCCTCTTGAGTAATTCTCCAAAATAAAGGGAACCTCTTTGAAAAGATGACACCCTTATGGTTTGTTTTCCGAAGTAAACCAAACTTCTACACTTCATGTCGCGAACTAGAGTGCAACGGAGGTTCTTTAGAACCCTAACTGTTGTAAGTTAGGGGATTTTGTCAGTCCTCAAATGACGATGTTTGGGAACCAATAGCGGTTCTATAAGTTGCTAACCTTTTACAGTCAGCAACCAACCCGAAAGGAGGTTTTAATGAAAGCTAACATCTCTAGTATGCAAAGAGAGGAATGATGCAAAAACCTTTGACAATCCTTACACCAAATAAATTAGAAAAAGAAGGTCTAACTAAACGCTAGAACCACAGTCTAAGAGAGAACCAATCAAAACCTACTTAGACTATGAGGTAGCCACCGTTGAAAGTGGATACCCCAACAAAGAAATCTCTGACGAACTTCTTGAAAACTTTGAAATTCCAAAAGTCTACTTAGGTTAAAACTTAACCTAAAGGAAGATGTGGGATTCGAACCCACGCGCCGTTTCCGACCTAACGGTTTTCAAGACCGCCCCCTTATAACCAGACTTGGGTAATCTTCCATAAATAACGCAAAAACCTTTTACAATCTTTGCGCTTGAATAAAATTAAGAGGTATTCTGAAAGCAAGTCCTGATCACGAAACTTACTTACCAACCAAATTCGCCTTAGTAGTGGTTTAGGACATAACTTCACAAAATCCTTGAAAGAAATTGCTACTGACACTAAAGTTTGCAACTACTAAAGCTATGAAGCAATAACCTTTTACAGTTGATGCCCCAAAAGGATACAAATCTCACCTACCGAGAAATTACTTGCAAATAAACTCAGTAGGCTATGACCCAACAACCCTCTTCAGACTGTTGAGCCTAAAAGGCATATACATATAAACAATAGTATAAAATCCGTTTGGCATCGGAATTGCAGGATTCGAACCTACGACCCCGTGTTCCCAAAACACGTGCGCTAACCAAACTGCGCTAAATTCCGATAATATAAATAGTAATGAGGATAGAGGGAATCGAACCCTCGGTCATAAGGAGTCAGCTGCCTTACCACTTGGCTATACGACAACAAAGTTGCGTAAAGGGAATCGAACCCTTGGTCACTAATCTCTTACTACCTTACCACTTGGCTATATCCTCAATAATTAAAATACGAAGAGCAAGAGATTTGCTCTAAGAACTTTTGCACACCTCTCTCAAGGAATGCACGCCATTGTGGCACAAAACAAATACCACCCCAAGGATTCGAACAGCTCTTCCAAGAAAGAACTCCGCTGATTTACCGGCTCGTCTATGTAAGTCATGACTCAAACACAAGCACCATGCTATAGGTGGTAATCAGAATTAAAACGTTTTAACTTTCACCTCACAGTGAAACTCCACCAACTGGTCTCGAACCAGTGACAACTCGATTAACAGTCGAGTGCTCTACCAACTGAGCTATAGTGGAATATGAGGATACCCTCTACGATTTAATAACCTCCCACAGTTATTAAACCTAAGTCGCAATGAAATAAATCAAAACAAACTTCCTGACATGACTCGGACTGGGCTTGAACCAGTGACCCTCTGATTAAAAGTCAGATGCTCTACCAACTGAGCTACCGAATCTAAAGGAGAAATCATCGAAATGGTTATGGCTTGAGTAGGACTTGAACCTACGACGCACAGAGCTTCAATCTGCCGCTACTACCAACTGAGCTACCAAGCCTTAACTAAGTACCTAATGAACCGAGCAGGGTTCGAACCTGCGAAACCCCTCGATTAAAAGTCGAGTGCTCTACCAACTGAGTTATCGGTTCTAAATATAGTAGTCTGCAATCAGCTAAAACGTGTCCTTAAGTCCTTCGCTAGTTTCGAACCTAACTTAGAACCACTTTCCACACAACATCCGTTTTACTACCATCTCTTTAAAATATCTCAAAAGGAAGCTACTCTTTATCAACGATACCCTAACCCTATTTATTTCAATTCAGGTGAGAAAATAGTCACAAATTTGTTACTTTCGTCTTTTTAGAATTAACTCTAAAAAGACTACACTCCTCTAGGTGTTTTAAGAAGATTGTAACATAGGTAAATTAAAACCTAAAGCTATAATGAACCGAGCAGGGTTCGAACCTGCGAAACCCCTCGATTAAAAGTCGAGTGCTCTACCAACTGAGTTATCGGTTCTAATGAGATACCCAACAATAAAGTTAGGATGCGGACAAGGGGAATCGAACCCCCGATTATCGGAATCGAACCAATGTACAAGTGCGACTTGTAGAACCAACTTGCCTTACCAACACTTAGGGCAGCCACATTATCCGCTATGAGGATCGCCCCCATCGTCATGGGAAAACCTCAATGATTCCAGTAGGGTTCGAACCTACAAAACCCCACGCTTAGAAGGCGTGTGCTCTATCCAGTTGAGCTATGGAACCTTGTAAAGAGAACCTTAACTGAATTTCAAACGGAAGTTAACTTCCGCACACATAGTCCGCTTAGGATTACTTTATGCGTTTACTTCTTCTTTTTCAGTTAAGGTATGCGCAGAGAGGGACTTGAACCCTCATGAACGATACCGTTCGCACGGGCTTAAACCGTGTGCGTCTGCCAATTTCGCCATCCGCGCTTTGAAGGACACCCTAAAGAAAGGGAAACCAAATTTTTCATTGGTTTTTGGAGTTATCCTATCCTAAAAACCTTTGTTTTAACAAAGATTCGAGCCGAAATTTCAACTCTAAACAAACGTGAGGAGTCCAACCCCATAAAGTCAGCAAATTGACCGTTTGTAACTAGGTGCAGAACTAATAACCCAAAAGAGCGTTCATCCTTCGTCATCTGGACCCGTCGTACCCTTGAACAGTAGAACCAATGCGCTAAAGGTTTAAAGCTTAAACTCAACTATTCGATACACACCTTTTGTTTTATGTAAATGGAAAGTCGAACCAGACCGTTCGGAGATTCTTAACTTGACCATCTAAGTTAAGACATAAACCTTAACTATACGACTTTATGCTAAAGCTTATGTTATGCCTAGCACATGACACTGTGTTCACAGAAAACACACCTACATAAGCTAGGAAATAAAAGTGCAGTTAAACACTGCAATAAGTATCTGACGGAATCAAACCGCCAAGTGTAATCCACTGCAATCAAGCGATACCTAAATTACTTCTGAGGAAGTAATTACTGTTATATTAGATAAATTTAATTTACCTAAATTATTTTACAGCTTCTTTAAGTGCTTTACCTGCTTTGAATGCCGGAACTTTTGTAGCTGCGATTGTGATTTCTTGACCTGTTTGTGGGTTGCGACCTTTACGTTCTGCACGTTCGCGAACTTCAAAGTTACCAAAACCAATCAACTGAACTTTTTCACCTTCAGTAAGGAAGTCTGAAACTGCTGAGAATACAGCGTCAACTGCGCGTCCAGCATCTTTCTTAGTCAATTCAGTAGCTTCTGCTACTTTTGCAATCAAATCTTGTTTGTTAGCCATGTGTAGGCTCCTTTCTTTATTCGTTAGCCTTTTGGCTAACTTACAATAAACATTATATCACACAAACCCAGTTCTGTCAACAGTTTTAATCAAATTTCTTTAAAAAAGTGTTGATTTATAAGGGTTTATGCTGGAAACGCTGATATATCAGCGTTTCTGAGACCTCAAAAATTTGAAGATTTCCCTCAATTTGACTGTCTCAGTGTCTTTTCTAAAACATTTTTAACAAATTCTGGTGCTTGAAGAGTCACTACCGTCCGAATGGTGGAAGAAGGGAAGATACCGCTCTTACGAGAGTCCTCTGAGTTTTCTCTATTATCTCCTAATAGGAAATACTCCCCTTCTCCTACAGTTGTAGTCAAACCTTTGTGCGCCCCTAACCAAGTAGTTGTGTCTTCCACCATTTTCTTAGTTTCATTTGAGTTATCTTCTAATGCGCCATTGATATAAATACCATTGTCTGAGACCTTTATTTGGTCTCCCTCTGCGGCTACAACCCTCTTCACAATGCGAACACGATCCAAAACATTATAGGCAGTGACAATATCTCCTCTATTTGGGTGTTTGAACTCTTTAATGGTGCTAAACCAAACTTGACCATCTTTCATAGCTGGGTCCATTGACGAACCTGAAATCTTAATTGGACTAAAAGTTAACTTTAAGACCATTAAAATAGCAAAGACGAAAATAAAAGATACCGTAAAACCTCTCAAAAATTTTAAAATACTGCTATCTTCTTTTTTCTTTGGTTTCTGACTGCGAGTATAAGTAGGTTCTTTTAAGCGTTTAGACTCTAATTCAAAGTCCTCAACCGTTAACTCCCCTAAAACGCTTGTTTTATCTTTTGACATAAAGCAAATCAATCCCCTTCAATCTCAGATTGTGTTTCAGTTTCAATTACCTCAGAAACCACCTCAGAAGGCTCAGATTTGTCTTCTGTGCCACCTGTAGAAGTTGAGCTGAGAGAAACACCACTTGTAGGTAACAAGCGCTTAAAATAGTTCTTTGGGCGTTCTAAGTCATTTGTAATCGGTTTAAACATAAAAATCAAATAGTTGCGAATTTGTAAGTATAAAACTACATGGTAAAAAACAGATACCGAAAGACCTACGCTAATAACTCCAAGCAATACAAATAAAGACCATTGAGCTAACCCAACCGTAAACCAATAGTTGACAGTTGAAAATAAAACAATAACAAGTAACATCAACTGAGCATATACACGCTCCCTTATAGAACCATAATAACTTAACATTTTATCAGTGCTATAACTCTCAGTTTTCTTTACCAAATGTTTTAAAACTAAATGTAACACAAAATCTCGAATCATGCAAATAATACCCTTTCTAAATTTAAAGAGGACTGCGCTTAACAGTCCTCAAACGCACAAACTAAAGTTTAATTTCCTTTAGATGCTTTCTTTCTTCTACGAGGTTTTCTCTTCTTACCTTTTGGTTTGTCCTCATCTAAAACCTTAGTTTCTTCTGCAAGAATAGAAGTTCTTTCTTCATCTTCTAAGATAGAAGTTTGTTCAGCAGTTTCCTCATCAAGAATTGAAGTCTGTTCAGCCGTTTCTTCTTCCAATACAGAAGTTTGCTCAGAAGTCTCTTCATCGAGAATAGAAGTCTGCTCAGAAGTTTCTTCTGCCAAAACAGAAGTTTGCTCAGAAGTTTCTTCTCCAAGAACATCTGTGAACTCATCTGTTAATACAGAAGTCTCAGCAACTACACCCGTTTCATCTAAAGGCAGAGTTGATGTAGAACTATCATCAGATGCAGTACCTTCAATGTTTGGAGCAACAACTACTGGTTCTTCTTTAATAGAGTTCAAAAGTTCAGAAGCTACAGAACCACTATCTTCCAACTCAGTTGTTTCAGTTACTCCTGTATCGGAAGTTGAACTTGCTGAGTTTGAACCATTACTTGATGAAGCTAAACCTTCAGCTTCAGTACCAATATGTGCACCTCTGCGGAGTTCTTCAAGTTCTTGTTCCTTACGTTTACGTTTACGAACCGCAGCGAACCACCAAACAAGTAAACCACTGAAGAAACCGATACCTAATGTGCCCGCAGCTAATTTAAAGTTATCAGAACCAAAGAATGCTTGCACCGCAGTTGCAGTAACTACTACACCCTCAATTTTCTGAGTAGTTGTATTCCCTGCTAAATCGACTACCTCAACTTCAATAGAGTATGGAGTATCTGAGTTCTCTAAGTCAAGGACTTTTTCACCTTTCAATAACTCCTCTTTAGTAAATTCGTAAACTTTACCATTTACCATTACTCGAACACGTGCAAGACCAATATTATCTTTTACCAAGACTTTAAATTGATGTTTTGCTGCATTATATTTACCATTGTTAGTAATACCTTCAATTTTCAACTCCGGTACAATACTATCCAATACAAATTGGAATTGTACGGAAGCATTTGAAGAAGATGCATGACCGTCAACGTCTACGGTTGCAACCGAGATAGACCATACCCCGTTTTCTTTGAAGCCATCTTTGTTAAAGGTATAAGTATAAGTGTAAGAACCATCTTCCTCTTTCTTCTCATCTACTTTAACCAAACTTGCATCTACGGTTACTACCTTACCATCTAAGGTAAAGGTGAACTTAGTTTTACTTGTATCTAATCGTGTAGTTGAGTGTTCTGAAAGTTTCAAGTCCTCACTTAAACGCTGGTAGTAAGCACCATTCACATCTTTATTCAACCAATCATAAGTTGAACCATTTTTGTTTACTGCATAAGTAATAGTCTTCTCAGAAACTTGACCTTTATCATCAGTTACTTGTACTTTAACTGTATAAACCCCATCTTTTTCTGGTAGATTATCTGCTACGAAAGAACCATTAACAACTCTACCTGTTAATTCAGTTGTACCATCTTGTGAAGATACAGTAGCTTTAACATTTTGGACAGAACCACCAGATACCCCAATAGTGATTTTATCTGGACCATCAACATAGTTTGTTTGGTTAGACACCCCACCAATGTTAATGTTATCATTCGGTCTTGGAGTATTTGTATTACCATTTGTATTGTCATGATCTTGACTTGGAGCCGGAACTGGAGCAACATCTCGTCCAAAAATGTCACTTGGGTTAAGTGGACTTGGAGTTGGTGTTGTTGGAGCATCTGGTAATACTGGTGCGCTTGGGGTTACTGGTGGAGTAGGTACAATAGGCGCAATAGGTTCACTTGGATTAAGTGGTAAAGTAGGAGTTGTAACCGAACCCCCATTATCTGGAACTGGTGTCGGAATAGGAGTTGGAGTAGGTTCCGGAGTCGGAGTTGGGAGTGGATTTGGAGTAGGTGTTGGAGTAGGTGTTGGAGTAGGTTCTGGGGTTGGAGTTGGGCGAGAAGGCTCATTTGGTAAAGTATCAGGCATAAAATCAAAATCTTTACCGTTCAATCTAAAAACTCCAGATTTAAAAGTTTTACCAAAACTTGAAGTGTTAGAGGAGTCTAACAAGAACTCGTAAACACCATAAGGTAGACTAGAACTGTCAAATTTATAAGACCCACTATCTAAAGTTGCAGTTAAACTATACTTATTATCTAGTGAATGTAACGTAAGAGTTTTAGGTAAAATGTCACCCTCAATTAACTCTTTTGGAGTCAAAGTTAAAGTAGTTTTTGAACTCTCTGTGACATAATCATACTTCGTATTATTAACCACAGACCCTAATAATTCTTTATGCTCAACACCTTCTTTATCAGTATAAATGAGTTCCAAAGTAGAATTTACTGGAAGAATATCTCCGTCAATACCATGAGACTCATGAGTTGTACCATTTACTAAAGTTTGAACGAGTTTCACAGAATCTTGAGGGATACCCTCTGGTACGTGTACTTTAACTTTTGGTTTTTCATTTGTGCTTACAGTATAAGTGTTGTCTTGTTTCTTTACAAGTTCCTCATTATCAAAAGTTAGAGTGGATTTTTCTTCTTTTGGTTTCTCATCTTCTGTTGGAGGTGTTGTTGGAGTTTCCTCCTTTGGTTTATCCCCATCTTTAGGTTGTTCACCTTCCGTTGGGGGCGTTGTAGGTTGCTCCTCTTTTGATTTCTCTCCTTCAGTTGGAGGAGTTACCGATTCACTAGGGTTACTTGGTTTTTCTCCCTCACTTGGTGGAGTTGTTGGCTCACTTGGTGTTGGAGTAGTTGGAGTTTCCTCTTTTGGTTTTTCACCTTCAGTTGGGTTACTTGGATTCTCTTCTTTTGGTTTTTCTCCCTCACTTGGTGGAGTTGTTGGTTCACTTGGAGTCTCACTAGGTTGACCCTCAGAAGGGTTGGATACCGGTGTATCTGTTTTTGGAGTTTCTTCTGTCTTATTAGGTGTGTTCTCAGAAGCTCCAAAATCGCCTGTAGGCGCACTTGGAGTTGAACCCTCATTATTACCCTCTACTGGTTGTTCAGAAGAAACTGGGGCGTTCTGAGGAAGCTCAGAATTGCTTGGTGCAGAAGTCTCACTATTAGACTCAGAATTTTTTGGAGACTCATCTTTAGACTCTGCAGGAGTGTCTTTGGGTGTGTCTGTTTTTGGAGTTTCTTCGTCTTTTGGAGTTTCCGAAAAAGTCGGAGTTGAGTCCGAGTTCGGAGTGGATATCGGTTGGGTAGTTTCCCCATTGTTATTTGTAGGTATGTTATTTGTTGGAGCAGTAGGTTCAACCGTAACCGTAGGCGAAACTCGGTCAAACCCTTGTTCCTCTGCGCCTACAGAACCAACTGTAGCTACGGTAGCTACCGCTGCCACTGCAACTACCCCTCTCTTTGCACTCAAACGTAAGGCTTTCTTACGTTTCATTTCTTTTGACATTCGTTATCCTCAGTCTTTCTGCTAGTTTTACACGAAAAAGGGAGGCAAACTCCCTTTACCTAAACTTTATTATAGCACAATTTACTCATTATGCAAGTCTTTTCTATGCTAAAGTTCAATGTTGTCATAAATTGTCGCCACTTGGAAGATACCCTTGGCGGAAGTTGGAAGAGATAAAGAACGCTTAATCTCTGCGTTTACTTGTCTTTGCTCTCTTTTTTCAGCTACCGTCTCTTTTTCATCAGAGTCGAGCACACCTGTTTGCTCTTCTTCGTATTCTTCCTCATGGTAATTCAAGGAAATAGACTCATCTACTTCCAAATTTGAAGTAGTTGCTGAGTTGTTTTCCATGAGAACCCCTAGCAATTCATCCACTTTTTCTGGGTTCTTAAACAAGTCTTGTGTTAGAGAGCCTGTAGTGTGAGCCGAACCAAAGTTGCGACCACTTGTGGATACCCCTTCCATAGCGGAGTATTTCTCAACTAACTCAGCAGTCTGCTCTGCACCAATTAAACCTCTACGAGCTTCAATACGGGATAAAACTTTCTTCTTCTCTCTACCTGTGTAAATATCAAGAGTCGGTTTAATACCGTATTTAGCTGAAATAATAAGTAAACCTACTAAAGAAACCGCAATGAGTAGGATTCCTAAAATTGTAAAAATGTTCATTTATCCTACCCTCCAATTAGCGTTTTCCATAAGTTGTATTCAACTTATTACGAACCGTCTCAACTCGACTTTGCAACTCAGCTTTTGCTTTGTTCTGTGCATCGGTTTTACCTGTGTATGTGGATACCGAAGCAACTGCTTTATCAAATACCGAAGTCAAGTCGTCTAGAGTCAACCCATCCGACTTCAAACCACCTGAATAAGAGTCAATTACATCAAAGACACTTTGTAAGTATGTCAACTGTAGTTGAGGGTCAGAACCCATCTCAGACTCTAATTCACTTAAGGCAGACCAATATTTCTTGTACATACCACTATCCGAATTATCCGTAATAGAACTTAAAATACCCTTCTTGAATGTACCTAATTCTAAGTAAATCGAAAGCAAATGTTGATTTTTATCGGATACCCCAAAGTCTTTTGCTTGCTCAAACCAAGGAACTGACTTGGTTTGTCCGTTTTGTGGGTAATAGAACCAATACAACTGACCTACTTGATAAAGTAAATCTCCTGCTCCTTCTTTCCCTTTCAGACTTGGAATATTAGACTGTAAAGCTCCCAACAACTGAAACTCATCTTCACTTGTGAAGTGACCACTTGAACGGTAAATCTTAACCAACTCTAAGTAAGGTTCTACTTCACTCGGTAAAATCTTACTTGCTTTTAGCAAGGAGTCAATGTCTTGAGAAGTTTTACCTGTCGCTAAAGCTTGGTTGTAAGAGTCTGTTGTAGACATTTGAGAATAGAGAACACCAGTTCCTAATAAAGCTAACCCCAATACTAAAGTTCCAAACAAGGTGTAAATAGTTGTGGCTCTCTTCTTAATTTTCTTAATATAACCCTCAGACATCTTATCAATGTTCTTCAAGTCATAAATCATTTCCTCGACGGACTGATACCGGTCTTGGGGTTTAAAGGCTGTTGCCTTTTCAATGATTTTCTCTAAACCTACTGAACGTGAAGCGTCATATTGTCGAATTGGTAAAATCGGCAACCTACGACCATCTTGTAAGACTTCCACAGAAGGACTATTTCGAGTTGCTAAGAAGTACAAAGTACGACCTAAAGCGTAAATATCAGAACGCTCATCGAACCAAGCTTCTTTTGTGCGCATCTCCGGAGCTGCATAACCTTTTGTACCTAATTTTGGTTCTTTACTATAATCAAAATCAGGACCTATCTCACGTGAGATACCGAAGTCCATAAGGAACAAATGATTTTCATTCGACAACATAACGTTGTGAGGTTTCAAGTCTCGGTAAATCACTTTAGGACTGCGATTATGTAAATATTTTAAAGTATCACACAGAGCTAAACCCCAACGAACAATAGATTTTTCATCTATGTAAGAGGTTTTAGCAATCAAGTCTCTTAATGAATACCCTTCAATGTAGTCCATTACAATCAATAAAGAATGGTCATCTTTTGTCATTTTAATAATACGAGGGATAGACGGATGAGACAAAGATTTCAACAAATTGACCTCTGCAATTACTGCTCTAGCTTGTCTCTCACCCTCTTTTGTACCTCTAACTGGGACTTCTTTTAAAGCTAAAAGACGGTTCAATTCAATATCTCGAACCAAATATACAGTTGCAGAACCACCTTGTCCAATTTGCTTAATTACTTCCCAAGAGCCTTCAACTATATCTCCTACTTTTAAGTATGTTCTAATAGCCAAATAAACTACCTACTTTCTTCTAACCACGGATTACATAACCAATAGAATCCGAAATAAACTGCCAAATGCTACCTGCGGTCTCGTACATGATACCGGAAACACCTAATACTCCAACTAAACTAAATACTGCAGCCCAAATTAAGGTATCTCCTAACCCCAAACGCTTCGTCTTCAACTTCGCATTTTCTTTCTTATCTGCGAACCACAAACCACCTGAACCATTACGATTTTGTTCAATCGCTCTAAAGTTAAAGGTCACAACCCTCATCGCTGGGCTATCAATATAAACAAACCAAGAGTCTACCACATAAGCCAACAAAAGAATGGAAGGATATACAAGAGCTAACATAGACAAGACCATAACTACTAAACGTGCGCCTTTAATTGTTCTCTTTTGTAGAGAAATTTCACGTTCTTCTTTCCATTTAGCAATACTTGTAGCTTCATCACCTTTTAGTTTTTCAATCTTATCTAAACGCTCTTTAAATCCACGCTCTTCTTTACCATAATCGCGATCTTTTGGCATATTTGGAATATCATCTTCAGACCATTGCTTTAAAGTGTTGGATACTGTAGTGGCTTTGGTTTTGGAGTCTGAATCTACAACCCCATAATCATCTTTTATTTTGTTGTAAATACCTTCTGCCATTTTTGCACGTTTATCTAAAGTATCAGCAGCCGGTCTCTCAAATGCAGCAACAAAATCATGTGTAGCACCTTTAACATTGGTAGTCTTCTTGAACTCCTCATAACTCTTAGAAGTTTGGTTTAATTCTGTACGACCCCAAACTCCATGAATATAACTAGACCAAAAGGCAGAACCAAAGTCTGAATTTCCTTGCATCTCCTTATCCATATACTCAATAGAAGCTGCACCTGCCGTAGCTGGATCCTTTATATCATACCCCTTTTCTTTTACCCAATTTTCATATTGAGTTCTTCGAGGACTACCCGCAGTATCTGTCCATTGAAAAAGACCTAAACCTCGGCTTGCTACATTACCTTGTTCTTCCAAAGTCGCATCGAAAGCAGATTCTTCATTGGCGTTCCCCATCATTCCAGCAAAAGCTTCAGCAGAAATACCCAACTCTTTTGCTTTCTTAGCTGCTCCTCGAATAGTCTTCCAACCATCTTCTGTAATATCTTCAACGTTATTGTAACCTGCGAATACTGAAGATACAGGCTGAGCCAATGTAAACAAAGTTAAAGATAGTAATCCAATAGATAAAACTCTTTTCTTTACACTTGTACCCATAAAACACCTACCTCCGTTTTAATTGGAGTGTAAACTGCTAAATCCTCCAAGTTACCACCTTTAATATCGTCTTTATTTGAAGAACCTACCTGACCTCCAAATTCTGAGAGGACTTTGTAAGAACCTACTGAGCTATCTTCCACTACAACATAACGAACACCCACATCATATAAGGTAAACGTCCCAACTACTTTTTCCATAGCGCTTAACTGCAAGAGCTTTTCATCTACTTTGCTTTCTTTATTCAAAGCAAACTCTATACTTGGTGTATCTTCTAGCAAATTACTTGAACGCAAACCGATTGTGAGATACCCATTAGCTCCTTTTATAATTTGTTGAACACCTTCAAAACCATAAGGTTTAGGCTCTTTTGTCCAAACTGCTACTACTTTACCTATTTTGTTCACAAGAACTTTTTGATTGTCTGAACCAACTGCATATAGACCATTTGAAGTTCTTACCGTAGTTGCACCGTCAAAAGACCAACCTAACTTCTTAGCAAAAACCTGTGCAATAGCTAGAACGTTTTGAGGTGCGTTGACTGTTTCTTTTTCAAAGGTTATCTTACTTTCCGCTAACCCTTTCTTCCAAAACTGCCACCACTGTTTGTCTTTATTCGGTAACAAGAAACCTACACTGTTGCTCTCTGCTAGGCGCTTTTCTCCTACACGCTCAAAAGCCAAAGTGCTATCTGCTTGAGACTCTTGTTGTTCCTTGGGAACGTCCGCATCCTGATTTAAAGATACCCATGATAATCTGTGTTGTTTACCCCTTTTCAACTCTTCTTTATCGTAAAGAGGTTTGACCCCTTTAGAATAAACATCTTTATCTAAACTTTTCACATAAGGTAAAGACAAAGCTGAGTTCATAGACCCTACAAAGTCACTTTCTGAACTGTATTTATACTTAAATAAGAGAGCTACTGCTTCATCAGCACTACCTGTTTCTAATAACCTCTGAGCTAACTCAGAGTTACTATTTACCAAGTCCGAGACAAAATCGGATACTGAGAACTTGTTAAGATTTAAACCAAAATCCGTGTTACGAACCCACAAAGCCATCAGAACACTAGGTAAGAACCCTACTTTCTCAGCTTGTGTTTTAACTTCCTCTTTTTCTTTTTCTAAAGTCTTTATCAAAATACTCTGAGTTTGAGTTTGACTTGACTTATTCTCTTCTGCTAACACACGTGTTGAGTTCAATACAAAAGGAGAACTACTCAAGACAATACTACATAAACTTATTAAAGCTACTTGTTTTTTCATAGAAACCCCTTTCTAATTTAACTGAAACTTAGGGTGTGCAAAGTAATGATACCCTGTTTTAGTTGTGTCAATCTTAGTGTAACCTTTACTCTCTAACTCAGCTACTTGTTTTCCTCTAAACAACTTCGGTACAAGCAAATCTAGTTTTGCAGAACCTTTATAACCTACACCAACCAAACCCTTTGTTAAAGAGTAAGTCAACTCATAATTTTTTGAGCGAAATGTCACCAAGTTAGAATCACCTTCAACTTTACCTACTGATTGAGTCAAGGTAAACTCTTCTCCTAGTTTTGCTAAAACGCTCTCTAACTCAACTAACTTGTATTGACCCTCTAAGCGACTTAACTGGTACTCTTTAGTATAAAGAAAGTCAGTTGTTGGCGAACTCTCAGATACCGAGTCCAAACTTGGAAGTTGGTCGAACGATAAATCTTTATCAGTTACTCCTTTAGCAATCGTCTGTTGGCGCTCTTGGTTTTTGTCTGGTGCAATTTCTTTCACTGGGCTAAAATACCCTGCAAATAGTATTAAAATTGCTAAGAATACAAAGAAAAACGCAATCAGAAAGTAAATCGCTTTGTACTGAACTATCCGTTTTCTTTCATACATCAACGGAACTCCCTTCTTTCAATCTAACTAAGGAAAAAGAGGATATTAGCATCCTCTTTACTTATTTACTTAGTGTTATTGTACCACATCAAATCGAACTTATCAATAGTTTCAGTCTACTCTTCTGTTGGAGTGGCAACCGCTTGGTTTGAAGAGTTAGGGTAAGTACCTGTATTACTTGCATCGTAACGGTTAAACTGCAATTTGTAACCATCAAAGGCAACATTAGTTGTGTCTCCTAACTCAAGACCTTCAACTTTGCGCTGAAGTCCGGATACCCTTGAGTCAAGCAAGTCAATGACATGAACCAAATAAGCGTAGACTGTTTTAGGGCGCTCCCCAAACTCTCCGTGGTGTTCTAAAATAATAGCTTGTAACTCACGGTAGAACATTTCATTGTAGGTCTCTTCAATCAAATCTTTGTACTTAGAAATAATCTCAATTCCTAAATAAGTGTGAGGAACAATCGAAATCTCAGTATAAGCACCGTTTTTCAACTCTAAAATTTTACCAAAGTCATGAACTACTAACCCTAGAATAACCAAATCACG